CTTTTTCTTTGGTACTCGGTTTCAGCTATTTTTGCTTTAATAGCATCTTTGGAAATTTCTGAAGTTCCTTCCATCCACTCTATCTCACAAGTATTAACATCCATTCCTCTAATAACAAATTTAGCATTAGCATTTATTTTTATTATTGCTTCAGATATCATATTACAATCTCCTGTAAAATTATTGTACTGTCGCAAGAGTAAATCTGAACATATACAGATGCAGCATTACTAGCTGAGAAAAATTGAGTTTTATAAGTTGTAGCAGAGGTTGTGTTTGGAGCATCTAATATACTTGCACCGACTGTTCCAATACTCATAGTTGCGGCAGTACCAGTTCCATTGTCACCTCCAGCTCTTCTTGAAAGTTTGGATATTTCAGTAGAGCCTCTAAAAAGTTGTATTTCGCACCCTGCTGCGGCAGAACCATCTTTGTAAACACCATTTTGCATAACTGTTACTAATATTTTATTACTAGATGACGTTGGAGTAATAGCAGCAGTTAATCCAGTATCTGCCAAAGTGCCAGTATTGTTAGTTACTGCTGTGTCTGTGCTTGCATAAATTGTTTGCACAACACTACCTACTGGTAAATTAGCAGGAGTTAATTGATTGCTGATTGTTGCAGCTGTAATTGTTGCAGAAGCTAGTGTACCTACACCATCACCTATTACTTTTGTTAATGCCATTTTTTACTCCTATGCGTATGGACTATCGCCTAATAAACTTGTATTCCAAGCTGATTTTAATGCCGTAATATTTCTAGCATTTGTAATAGCACTTGCTGCTGGAGCATTTCTTAGTGCAGTCTTGGCATTTTTAGCAGTAGTCTGGTCATCAGAACTATCTGCTTCTAGTGCCTTCATGTATGCAACATCTTGTGCAGCAAGTAGAGGTTTTCTTACTTCTCTAATCTTGTCTTTGAATATAAGTTTTGATGCAGTTAAATCTTCAGTAATAGTTGAACCACTAAGTGACCATGCATTTCTGAAATGTCTATCTGAAGGTACTGTTGCATCAGAAGCGGCAATACTATTTCCGTCTTTATCTACTATGTTTGTTGTCATTGTTTACTCCTTAAGCAACATTTTCTAAATCGTTATTTGTATTTATACAGTCTGGGTTTATTCTCCAAGAGTTTCTCCACGATCTTGTACTTGGTAGTTGACTTTTAGTGCATATAACCATACGAGGTTTATTTGCTCTATCAGAATCTTGCCATACATGACTTGGTAAATCTTTCATAATTAAGTATTCGATAGCTTGTTCTTCTGTCATAGCATCAATTGGTTTTGAGTTATGAAGAAGTTCTGGGCCTCGTGTGTGTTTAACAAATCCAGGCGTATTCTCATCTTTTTTGAGTTCCCAGTAAGATTCTACTGGAGGTAAGATTCCCCCTTGTAATGCACACGCCATCCAATTTGGGTCTGGGTGTGTAACCTTTGCTGGTGCATCTGGTTCTTCTGGGTCTTCCCATACTACACAGTATTCACTTCTAACCATCTCAAGGTTTTCTTTTGCCCAACCCAATCTGTTCCACAAATGAGTTCCTTGAAATTCTGGTGTTTCTATTGTCATGCTAGGTCTCCGTGTATTAGGATGCTCTTATCTGTATCTCTTGCAGTACCTCCAGTATTGACAGATGACAATGTTGATGTCGTTGTTGTGTTAGCGAAATCAGGTACAATTTGTACAGTTACTCCCTCTGAATTATGGTCAGATAATGCACATGTAGAAAAGTTTATATTGCCCATAGCATTTGTAAAGGTAAATGTTTCTACCCCTGTACCTCTATCTGCGACAGTTGTCACATTAAAGCTATCAGCTAAAGCAGGTGTGCCAACACCAGAAGTATTAGCCCAAGCCTTCGCACTACCATATGCCAAGTAATCTGTATCTAAAGATACTGCTATTCCACTTATCTGTCCACTTGTTGATAATGTATCAAATGCTATTGTTCCGTTTGCCATTATGCGAGGTCTCCTGCTGATTGTACCATAGCTTCTACTGTATCTGATGCTGAACCAGTATCTATTCTAAAAGCATAAACTCTAACTAGTGTTGTGGTTTTAGTTGTGTCAGAGGATTGATGACCAGAAGTTCCATGTCCATCTACATACGTTTGTTCAAATGAAATAGCGTAAACAGCATTGGCAAAATTATTAGCGATGGTTACAGTATAGTCTCCAGCAGCAATATCAGTAACAGTTGTGTTATTAAAACTGTCATTAATTGCTGCGTCATCCATACCAAAGTTAACCCAATGTTTTAGTAACCCTTGCTGAATACTTGTCTGTGCTGAACCCTCACCTCTAATAGTCATAGAGGTTGCACTTGCACTAACTACAGGTGTTGAGCCAATGGTTACTGTGGTTGCAGTTGACTTACCTGTTATGGTATCTAAGACTATTTCACTCATGCGAGCTCTCCAAGTATTGTTGTATAGTTATATTTTAAATCTTTAGAATTATCACCTGTTCCATCTGTCCTTACTTTATAAGCAGTTGTGGTAGGAGCTACTTCATTACCATTTGAGTTATCTTGGTGTAATTGCCCACCAGCTGGGTCTGCTTCACCATTAGTGTTAAAATTATTTGAATTAGTAAATATATGAGTTAAATCAACATAAGCTGATGTTACTGTTACTGTATATTCTCCAACTGCATCATCTACCACACCACTTGTATTAAGCGAGTTTAAGTTAGCAGGTGTTTTGTGGTTGTAGTGTAAGACATGAGATGCAATTCCTAATTGTAAAACTGATGTTACACTACCAGTTTGAACATTAATTACATCTGCTGTAGTTACACCCTTTAGTTTATCAATGGCTATCTCTGATGCACCACCACGAGTTAAATAGGTATCTACTTTTAATGTACTCATGTGACCACCACCCTTCCACCAGAATTAACAGTTAAAGTTATACCACTATTTACAGTCATAGGCCCTGTAACTTGTGCATTTGTTGTCGCAGTAATTGTAATATTTTCTTCTAAGGTTTGTGCGTTAGTCCTAAACAATCCACCACTTAAAAAGTTACCCTTGAACTCCTCAGCAGGAGTTACGTTCCCACCTGCTAAGTCAAGGAAGTGAACAAATATGTTACCTGTTCCACTTGAAGGTGCGGCTGAGAATGTTAGTGTTGAACCATCTGGCACAGTATAAGCTGCTGTATCTTGGACAACTCCATCAACACTTACGAGTATATCTTGTACTGTGCTAATAGCCCTACCTAAAGCAAAGGTAGTATCAGAACCATCTCCATTAAATCTTACAACGGAAGGTCTACTTTGAAATATAGCTGGTACAGCATTACCAATGTAAGACATATTATGTTATCTCCATTATGCTTAATGTGCCTGAAAGTTTATCGGTAACACTACAGTCCACAGTAATTTGGTCTGTGGTTTCCAAAACAACCTTACTACCAGTAAGTACCTCTAAAGATGAACCTACAGGTATGGGAGCTGCATTTATAAGTATACTTGTTCCATTTGCTACGTTGTTTGCTGCGGCTCTATTTGCTGTGTCACTAACTAATCGAACAGTAGCGGTAACTTGAGATGTATTTAGGTTCGTCAGTATTAAACCAAGAACAACTGTTGTTGTGCTACTTGCTGCTGTATACATTACCAACGGAGTTCCAGCTGATGCTGGTTCGGCTGCAAATGTAACGACTTTGAATGTATTTGCCATTTTCTTTTTCCTTTATCCTCTTATTTATAACACTTAACCAAGTGCGATTGCAAGAGCAACTGCTGAATCGGCGGAACTTGCATCTGTTAATGCAGTTAGTACACTCACATCCATTCGTTTAAGTGTTCCACCATCACTTACTAATAACTCATCTGTAGTTGCAAGACCAGACGTTAAAGCAGTTTGTCCAGATATCACATTATTATTTAACATAGAACCTTCAACTGAAGTTGCAGCAATAGTTACTGCACCAGTATTTGCTATTGTTATGTCACCACTTATAGCAACCTCTTGAAAACTAGTTCCGTCTGCAACTAATATCTTAGTAGATGTAACATCAGGCATAATTAGTTGGGCCCC